TGGTTGGCATTATGGGTTACCCGTGCCTCTAACGTCGCCCGTATCAATGTTGAGAACAACCTTACCTAAGAAGTAATCTCCATTCGATACGTTACTAATGAACTTCAAACGCATTTCGCGCCGTTGTTCTTTCATGTCAATTTTAAGCGTTGTGGGGTCAAAAGGATACGGCGCTGAGGGTTGATCAACGTCATCCGCATAGCCCCTACCAGTCACAATTAGGTTCATTGTGCCGCTTTGCACAAAATCAGGCTCAACCCGCTCAATTCGAGTCCAGAGGTTGTCGCCAGCGCTCTGGGCTGACCCGACCAGACCCAATCCTGAGCCTAAGACGTTCGTCTCAAAGTAAGACTCAATGGCATCCACATGGTTGGTATAGACCATATTTGTACCCTTTTCGTGTTGCCATAGGGTGTAACCGCCAGTCCCGTTTTGATCCCAACCGCCCCAGATTGGTCTACGGAACACTTCTGAGAACGTTCCCGCCGATCTGCGAGCGCCGATGGCTTGACCTGCGTCATACCAACACTGCTCGCGGACGTTGTAGACCACCGCATCATTACATTCGTCAGAGTCCCCATTTGGAAAGAACCACCAAATCTCACCCCAACGAGGGACTTTCGATGCCCATACTTTTTGGCGTTGGGTATAGTTAAGGTTGTCAAAAAAGTAGTTGAAATTCTGATTATTGGGGATTTCTTGAACGACACCGGTATACATTAGGAATCGATCTGTACCCACCCAATAGAAAATACCGTCATACTCAATAACGCACTGGCTAGAAAGAATGGATGACTGTTGGCTAATCAGGTCATACCGCCAATAAAGGGTAGACGTTCCTACGTTTTGAGGCGCGTAAGTAACACGAACCAAAGAATCAAGAGTCCAAAAAAAACCAGAAGGTGAGGTAGTGCCTCCTCGTATTGGCATTCCCTTAACAACTTTAGTCGAAGCAACGTTATTTGCGTTTGAATCTGCCGAAGTCCAGTTATTAAAATCGCCCGCAGCGCAGTTTTGAATGAGTCCATTATTGCCATACACAAAAAGATAGGGGTAAAGCATCACAACCCCACCAGACACGCTGATGTTGTTGTCAAAGGTCAGTGTAACCGTCCCAGAAGCAGTGGCGTTGTTGCTTAAAACAGCAGTCCATACACCCGAAACCAAGTTAGCAGATACCACCGTTGTATTGGCAGGAATTCCCAAGCCAGAGACAGATACGCCCGCTCCAATGGCTACGTTTGTAGTCGCAAAGGTCACATTGGGGCTACCATTCGTCGTTGTTCCAACCGCAGTAAACACGCCTACAGGGCTTAATGTAGTCCCAGTGAATGGGCCAAGAAGTGGTCTGGTATTAACGGTTGATGAGATGTCATTCAGGTTTTGACCGGGGTGAACAATAAGATTATTGTTTCCCGTTCCGTAGGGATCATAACCAATATCCATTTGCCACAACGTATTATTACTTGGGCTAAATGTGGTTACGGCGTTAATGTATCCCGCAAACCCCGATCCCGTTCCACCGATCGCTGAGGCGGCAATGTTGACCGACTCGCCGTAAACGTATCCAACTCCATTGGTGGTAATTGTCACCGAGAATACAAGGTTGCTCGAAACCACTACAGTCGCTAAAGCCCCTGATCCAGTAGCTGCGGTCACAGGGACGTTGGTGTACGTTCCGTTTGTGTATGCTGCGCCTTGGTTGGTAATTTGAATCGTTGAGATTCCACCAAGGGGATTGACGTTTACAGGGCCAAATCCCACAGCATCATCGTTGTCTGTAGTCCATTGTTGGATTCCACCGCTCCACCCAGAAATAACATAGTTGAGTCCATTCTGAGCGCTTTGGATCATGCCTCGGCTAACACCAGAGGCGTTTAAGAAAGAAGCGTTATAGCCACCCATTTTCCTTGGGCGACCATATTGGAAGCGCACCCATTTCCCATCAACGTATGATGGAGACGCAAATAATGTTCCGTCTCGCTGAATCCCCGGCGCTACTTGTAAAACAGCAGTCTTTTGCGTCATTAGAACGCTCCACCGTTAATCCCTACTGGCACTAAAAGACCTGTTGTAGTCAATGTCGCTCCATTTAGACCGTTAACTGAAAATCCTAATTGGTGTGAAGCTGCTAGGTATAAACCCGTAGTCGCATCACCTTGGAAAGACAAAGACGGAGCAGCAGCAGAACCATTGCCCAATGTCAAAGCATTAATGAACGATGAGGTTGAGGTCTGAGCATTGTAGACGTTTGTGCCGTCGCAAATCGCAATGATCGTTTGACCTTGAGGCAAGGTAACGCTTCCAGCACCAACCGATGAGGTTTTAAACGTTAACGAGTAAGAGCCTGTCGTGTTGTTACTGATAGAGTACAACTGAACGGTAGGGGGCAAAATGACATTACAATTCGAGGTTAATGTTCCCTGATACTCTTGAATGATGTTTGAAGCCTCAGCCGCCGACAAGGTGACCGTGCCGCCAGTGACGTTCTTGACCAACTGAGTAAAGAAAAACGTAGCCGATCGTCCATACGCCCAAGAGTACCAACCCGTCCCGCTAACACCGCTAGAGACAAATACAATCGACTCGCCAATTTGCAATTGCTGTGTTGCGTTACCGTCGATGGTGTCAGTGCCTTGCGGGTAGATCGTGACGATGCCAGTACCGTCGTTTTTGACAATCACAAACCACGCACGCCCAACCGAAGTTGCGGCGGGAAGGGTTAAGTTTCCAGCCCCACCAGTCCATACATAGATTGAGGATTGGTCGGTGTTCAGCATCGTATAAGTTGCTGAAACCGTGTTTACAGGGGTTATTGTGTTGAGGGTTAGTCCGTTAGCTTGTAGACCGTATCCAGCCAACTGAGCCGCATTAGCGGACGACGTACCCGCTCCAAACTGAACCGTACTCCATGTACCATTGATGGTCGAGTTGTTGGTGAGGTAAACGTACTCAGCGATTCCTGAACCGATCGCAATAATCGTACTTAGACTCTGATCCGTAACGGTAAACGAGTTAGTTCCTACGTTACGAATCAACACGCTCTGACCCACCGACACTTGGGTAGCGGCAGGGAGCAACAAGTGCAGACCCGTTGTGGTGGCGGTGACCTCGATAATGTTGGCTACAACATTCGAGGTGTTTCCATTGATAGGCCAAGCGAGGGTTGTATCTGTTGAAATCGTTAAAGATTCATACCCTACTTGCGAGGGAGAAATCGTTTGACCAGTATAGGGATTCGTGTATGTAGTCATGCCAATTCCTTCATCTTTTTGGCCTTGTTAATGGCTCGTGTTGCTTTACGTTTGGCAATTGTTTCAAGCGAGTCTTTTCTGCCAAGACTATTTTTGTTTCCCATCAAAGATGATGCAGTCTTGCGCTTGTGCTCTTCAGACTTCGGCACGCCTTTTTGTCTGCTTTTTCCTTTGTTGCTTGCAGAAATTTTTGCTTTGTGCTCATCCGACTTGGGAATGCCTCTCCTCATTTCCGAAAATTTTCTTTTTACGTCATCAGTCGGGTTCAGCATTCCATCGCCACCATCGGTCATGTTGTAGCCATATGGCGCTTTGGTGTTGTGCTCTGCAATTAAAACTCTTTCAATCATTTTTGCGGACTCTTCGTCGAAGGCATCAGCTACATGCGTGAAAGCAAAATTTTCAACCCCATGCTTTCTGATTGCTGAATGCAAAACAGGGCACCCGCCTTTTGCGGCTTTATGCCTAGACCATCTACCGGGGATGTCTTTTGTTATGCCAACGTACTGTTTGGCATTAACAAGATTTGTGATGATGTAAATAGCGTATTTCATGAGTCCACCGCTACTGCTTGCCTATCGCCTACGCGAGCAACATCTTCAGCCTTTAGCGCCTGAAGAGATTCAGAATACTTCTGTTGGAAAATCTGGCGCTGATCGTTCTTTAGGAACGGCATCGCTTGCAATAACGTTCCGAACAACATCGCATTGGGCGCGTTTTGGGTGATCCAGTTGGTCTGATTAACCGAACTCAGGGGAGCAATTCGCTCGTAATACAACACTTCAAAAGTGTACGCCTGATCGGGGGTTGGGGCTAAATACCAGTGATCCCAA